ATAGCTATAAAAAAGCTTATGAACTATTAAGAAAAAACACATCTTATGTTGTAGAAGTTACTTTAGCAGAAACAACAGACCCAACAAAAACTGTTAAATTAGAATTCCCAAATGTAAAAGTATCAAATGTAGAAGCAACTAATTTAGATGGAGCTGGAGGAATGACAAAAGAATTAACAGCTTATTATGATAAAGTAGCACAAACACCAGTAAAAATAACATTTGAAAATTATCATGATGCATAAGGAGTAGCTGATGAAAAACAAAAATAAAGATGAATTAAAAGAACCTATTGAAGAAAAGAAAGTTAGTAATATAGTTAATTATGGAAAAGATGGAGATATCATAGCAGTTGAAACAGTTGGAACATTCAGAAATATGATGAATTATTACAACAAGCCTCGTGAAACTGTTAGAGTTTTATCTGATGCAAAAGCTTTTGAAACTGTTAAAATTCATTATTCTTTTGAAGAAATGCCAGAGTTTGAACTTATATTAGCACAAACTTTAAAAATCACTTTAGAAAATAAAGAAGTGGATAAGACAGCAGAAAACTTAATGAAATTCTTTGATAAAGAACCATATACATTCCAAAAAATATTGGATGAAATTAAAAAGAACTCTGAAAACAGGGGTTTCAAGATATAGAACAAGTCTATTATAAGGCTTGTTCTTTTTACATGAGAGGACATAAGACAGCCAATAAGGAAAAGTATCAAAAAATAATTAATGATATTCATAGATATAATATGTACTTTGAAACTAAAGGTATGGATAGTTCTTATTATTACATACATAGATTACCTTTGAATCTTGGTTATGATGAGCATCCTTATTGGCTTATTGAAAAAATGAATTTTATTTTAAGAGTAACAAATAAAACTTATTCTGAAATAAGAAAAAGGGGAAGTTGATATGAGTGATAAGAAATTAAAGACAGTTATAGAAGTTGTTGATAAGTATTCAAAAGAATTAAAAGACTTCTCTAAAAAAATAAATGAAACAAATGATGAATTAAAGAAACTTCAAGATAATTTTGCTAAGGGCAGTGATGGAGCTAAAAAACTATCAGATTCATTGAGTTTAATTAAGAAAGTTGGAGTAGGTGCAGCAGTTTTATATGTAGTAAATAAAATAAAAGATTTAGGTAAGTTTGCAATAGAAAGTGCATCTAAAATGGATGAATTAGCAAATGTAACTAGACAAGTCTTTGAAAGTTCTACAAAAGAGATAGAACAATGGGCAAAAACTATAGATAGAGAAGTTGGTAGAAGTATTTACCAAATGCAAAACTTTGCTAGTGTTTATGGTTCTATGTTTAAAGGTGCAGGATTTGATACATCATTCTTTAAGAAAATATCAAAAGATTTAGCTACATTCACTGCTGACTTTTCTTCTTTCTTTAATGTTACAGATGATGAAGCTTTTACAGCAATAAAAGGGGCATTAACTGGAGAAACAGAAGCATTAAAAAGATATGGGCTTATCTTAAATGACACTACTATGGCAGAATATGCTTTATCACAAGGTATAAAAGAAAAATGGCAGAACTTAGATACAGCAACAAAAATGCAGTTGAGATATAACAAGTTAATGGAAATGACAACATATATTCAAGGTGATGCAAGTAGAACTATTGATGGATATGCTAACTCTTTAAAGAAAGCAGAAGGATTAATAGATAATATCGCAACATCAATAGGACATAAGTTATTACCATTTGCAACTAAGGTAGTTCATATGTTTAATGGTATAGCAGAAGCCGTTGATGATATGTTAAGTAAAAAATCAAGTACTGATCATCTATTTGATTTTGTAAAAGAAAAACAAAATCTAGATGATTTAAAAAATAGATATGTAGAATTATCAAAAATGTATCTTGAAGGCTTAGGAACTCCCGAAAGTGAAAGAGAAAGAAACGAAATATATGAAAGATTATTAGCTATGTATCCTGATTTAATTGGAAAAATAGGGAAGGAAGCAGAAGCTTATTATAAAGTTGCAGAAGCCATTGAGGTCGTTATAAGACAACTAAAAGAAAAAGCATTGGCAGAATATGCTAGTGATAAATTTAAAGAAATTATTGCTGATACAGATAAAGATTTAAAAACTGTTCAAGAAAAACAAAAAGAAAGGGAAGAACAAAGATTAAGATTATTAGCAGAAACTGGTGTTGATTATAGCAAAATAAGTCAAAGAAAATTAAAAAAAATAAGTGAACTCCATGAAAGAGCTGCTAATGGGGATGAAAAAGCACAGGAAGAGTTAGGAAAATTAACTAGAAGATATGGTGGAGGAACAAAAAAAGGATTTGTTAAAACTGGAAGTGCAGGGATAATTGAGTATGCTAACGATGAAAAAACTAGAAAGAATATCAGTGATGAAGCTCAGAAAAAGGCAGAGGAAAATTTAAAGAAAAGAACTGCTGAATTTGAAAGGGGCTATAATTCATTAGCGAATACTTTAGATATTGTATCAAATTCAAATTTGAGTAAAACCTCTACAACAAGAGAATATGAAAAAAATATTAGAGAATTAAGAGGAAAAGTACAGTCAACTAAAAAAAAGTATAAAGAAATAAATGAATTGGATAAAATAGCAACTGAAGATGCAGAACAAATATTATCTAATTGGAAAAGTGGTAAATATAATAATGCAAATTTAAAAGAGTTAAGAGAAATCCATAAAAAAATAGTAGCTTCTGGAATAGATCCTGTTGCTGCTTCTGAAATTCAATCTAAGATAACTCATCTAGAATCTTTTGAAGAAAAGACTGGAAAAGTAGCTAAAGCTATAAAAGGGCATAGTAAATCAATAGTTCAAAGTGTAAAAGATATTTATACTGAATTTCAAAGGGATATGCAAAATCAAATAAACTATGATGATATTATTGGAACTTCTGATATAGATAAAATCAAAAATCAAATAAGTATTTTAAAAAGATATATAAAAGAAGCAGTTGATAATGGAAATATTGACTTAGCTAAAAGCTTACAAGTTCAATTGCAAGAAAAAGAATTTAAGATTAAAAAGTTTGATATTGATGAAGCTTTGGATAAAGTTAAAGAAAAAATAGAAGATTTAGAAATAAATTTTAGTAAAGGAAAAATTTCTGAAGAAAACTATCACGAGGAAAGAGCAAAAGTTCTTGGAGACTTAATAAAAACTTATGAAAAACATAATATTGACTTAGATAAATTATCTGAAGAAGATGCTAGACATTTGAAAGAAGCTATTGAAATGGCTAAACAAAAGAAAAAGATATCAGAAGATGAAGTAGAGCATTTACAAGCAATTGCATTTAAATTAAAAAAAGTTAATGAAGCTTTGGATAGTATAAATTCTTTAGCTTCTTCTTTTTCACAATTAGGGCAAGTTACTGGAAGTAAAACAATAGGTAATATTGGTGGAATATTAAGTAATATCTTTAATATGGGGACTTCTTTCAATAATCTTGGGGATATAAAATCTATAACAAAAATATTTTCTGGAGGATTAGATAATTTTAAAATAGGTATGAATTCTTTAAGTTCTCTTGTAGGAATAGCAACTGGGGGACTTGGTATCGTTAAATCTATTGGTTCAGTAATAGGTTTTGGAAAAGGTAAAAATAAAGTTGCAGAAATAGATAACAGAAATAGAGAAAATGAAAACAGATACCAGGACCAAATAAAAGCTATGCAAACTCTTACAGAAGCTTTAAAGAAAAATACTGATTATGTAAAGAATTTCACAGATAGAATTTTAACAGAAGCAGCTAAAAATCCAACTTTATCATTTTTGAGCAATAGTAATAAAAATATAGATTTGTTTCAACAAGCTATGCTAAATGGTAAGCATTTTGGAGATATTTCAGCAGTAGAAAAAGGCTCTACAAGATACAGCAGAGGTTTTGGAAGAAGAAAGAAATCTAAAGATACCTATACAGCAGTAAATGTTGGAGAAGCACAGTTATTAAAGTATTTAGGTTTTGATAAAACAGAATTAGATGCTTTTACAGACAATGAAATGAGACAGTTAAACAATGCTTTAAAAAATGTATCTCATAATGATTTAGTAAAAGCTACTGGAAGAAACTTAACTCAATCTAATCTTAATGAATGGAAAAAGCAAATAAGTGAGTTTGTATCACAGTTAGATTTATTACAAAAAGAGAAAAAAGATTTATTCAGAGGTTCAACTCTTGATAGCTTTACTGGTATTGATTATTCTTCTGAAAAGAAATTAATCCAGGAATACACAGAGCAATTTAAACAAATGGGACTTGTTGGAGAACAATACAACTCTACTATTAAAGAATTAGCTAGAAATCATCAAGTATTGGTTACAGCTATGCAAGATGTAAGAGCTCAAACAATTGAGGGCTTAGCAAGTGGCAATGGTGGATTTGTAACATCAATGAAAAGCTATTTTGAAAAGATATTTAAAAATGCTAGTTCTGTTGCTTATGATGTGGCTTTTTCTGATTTAGATAGATATTTTAATGATGAATTTAAGAAAATATCTGAAAAGCTCGTAAATATTAAGAAAACTGGAAAGCTAAATTTTAATGATTTACTTAGTGGAATAGATTTTAGCAAATTAAAATTAGCTGAAGGAATAGAAACACAAGCCAAAAAGTCACTTGATACTATAAAACAATTTTTATTGAGTAGAGGTATTGACATATCAATTATCAATAAAATACTTCCAAATTCAGATTTTAATGACAAACTAAATGATATGAAAAATGCTTTAAGTTCAGCAATGAATGATGCTCAAAAAGAAAAGAAATTTGATAGTTTTACAAAAAGTTTAGGAGAGTCTTTATATGAAAGTACAAAGGCTAGCCTAATAAAAGCATTTTCAGAAAGTTCAGTATATCAAAGCTTAATATCTAAGTTTGTAAATACTAAAGATATGAAAGCAGAGATAGAAAAGGTAGGTACATTTGAGGGAGCATTTAACATTATAAAAAGTAAACTAAAAGATTTTGGCTACAGATTAGAAAGTAATGGACTAGGTGGATTTGATGCCATTAATAATAAAGATAATGCAAATAATCAACTTGGTAATGCTTACTATCAAGATAAATCTTCTAGTATAGAAATAAAGGTTACTAATAATTTCTACGAAAAGGTTTATGGAGTAGATGATTTAGATGGAAGAATTTTAAAAGGAGTAAATAAAGGTATAGAACTTTGGACTAAAAAACCAAAAGTAACACCATAGGAGGAATAATGCAAAAGTTAAGTATGGAAATAGATAGCCATTTATATGTGGCTAAGATAACCAACATATCTAAGGATAATGATATTACAGATTATATAGATAGTTGTGATATTACTTTACCTAAAACTAGCGAAATCTCTTCTATGGATGCTAGTTTTATACTTGATGAAAAATTAGTTGATACAGGAAATGAAGTAAAGATAGAAATTCTTGATGAAGTTGGAAATTTACTTTATACATTGCAAGGAATGGCAACTCTTGAAAGAAGAAATAAAAGTTATACAGGGAAAGAAACCTGGACCTATTCTATAAAAGATAGTTATGAGAAACTATTTGATAAAGTTGTCCCTGAAACAATGGTTTTCTTTGATTTATTTTTTTGTAACACTAAAGATAAATATAACTCTTTACTTCATATTGTTGCATCTAAATTAGGTTTTAGAGAGGACCAAATTGATTTTAAAGATATAGCTTTCAATGATGGAAGTTTAATGAGAGTTCCTTTTGTTTTATTTGAGCAAGATGAAAGATGGGTTGATATTTTACAAAGATTTATTAAAGCTACTGACAGTATTTTATATATTAAGAATAA